TTTCGTGGGCTACACTATCAAGATGAACCAATGGCTCAAACAAAACTTTTATCGGTTATCCAAGGAAAAATAATTGATTTTGTTGTTAACTTGGATAAAGAAAGTGAGGACTTTGGTAAACTTGAAACATTTGTTTTAACCTCAGGTGAATCGGTATATATTCCAAAAGGTTACGCTCACGGATTTTTGACACTTCAAAGTGGAACAGTTGTTAACTACTTAGTAGATAATGATTATTCTAAAGAACACGAAGGATGTATTCAATGGGACACCGTAGAAGAAGTAAAAGATATTATTACCAAATACATGAGAGGTTTTAACTTTAAAGTTAGAATTAGTGATAAAGACACCGAAGGAATCACATTAGAACAATATAAAAACAAATGACAAAAGAAGAAGTAGAAGAATTAGCCGAAGGAGCAATTCTATTAGACGGATTTGATGATTGTATTACAGGAATTGTTGAAGAGTTTGGTAATGGAGTAAGAATACTTTATTCACGTGATAAAATACTTGAGTCATTACAAAAAGATATGTCTTATGAAGATGCTTTAGAATATTATTACTACAATATTGTTGGTGGACATTTCGGTGAAAGAAATCCTTTGTTTTTACTTTAGAAATAATTTGCGTAAAACGAAATAATTTTTGGAGCGTATCTTCTTAAAGCAGAATTAATATTTTCCACTGTTACTTCTTTATTTTCATCTTCAAGTATACTGATTACTCCGTTTACCATTTCACCTTGAGCCTTATCCGCCATATCAACTAATTCATCAAATGCTTCGTTAGTGTCATTATACTTGTGTTCATGAGCTAATCTTTCTTTACCCATATAAAGATATGGTGCCGCCGCAAACATATTAACAACACTAGCTTCTCTTAATTTATTTAGATATCTTTTTATAAACAACATGTTAAAATGTTTTACTAACATCGCATGTTGTGTTAAATCAGTCGATTTATTTTCTTGTATATTTTTTTTCATTTTTCTTTCTCTCATTTCATCAAACTCAGACTCATACATCCATTTATCCTCATCCAATAAATAAAGACTTGACCCATTGTCCCATTTAACAACATACTGAGTGAATCCAGGGCCACTTTGAATTTTAGTAACGGTTCCTCTATCACCAAAAGATAATTGAGGTTCACCCAAAAGTTCAATGATTACAATTCTATCACCAGGTTTAAGTTCAGGATTTAATTTCTTACTCATATATTTATAAATATAATGAAATATCTAATTAAAGAATCTCAAAAACAAATTATCCTTGAAGCAATAAATGACAGGATTAAAGAAGTTCAAGAGGATGGTGTTGAACTAACAAAAAAGATTATTGAAGACACCAAATCTCACGCTTCGATAAACTTAAAGATGATGCTCACATGGGGAGCGGCAATCGGAGGGTTCATGGGGCCAATTATGCAATGGTTAAATGGACAGGTACCTGAATTAACTGAAAAAGATTTATCATTAATTGCCGCAGGTATTGCTTCAGTAATATTCTTTCAAGAAAGAAGTTTTACCAAATCAATTATTAAAAAGATTAAAGAAGATGGACTTGAAGAACCATTTAAATTGGGTGCAATCAAAGCCAATCAACTTAAAACTGTTTTAGCAGGTTTTTTAAAGAGTTTGAATTTATCAGCATTTACTGTAACAAATATGTTAAGTTACGCATTCTTGGTTCCGATTATACCAATGATATATGATGCTGTTTCTGAGGGTATTTGGGATATGAAAGATACTGAAATGTTAGTTAAATCATTATCAGCATTTGGATTAATAACAATTTCAGGTAATTTCTTAAAACGACTTATGGAATTGATTATCGATAGAATCACTAAATAAAATCAATCTTTAATTCTAAATCAGTTTTTCCTTTAAAAATTCTATGATAAGTTCCTTCAGGGATTAATAATACTTGTCCTTCAGTTAATTCTATTGGTAATTGATTATCCATTTGGAATTTCCACCCTTCACCCTGAACCACTTCAATCAATCTATCTTCTCTATCACGATGCCATTGTAGTTCACCACTATCAACATTGGATTTAAAAACTCTAATCTTTGAAGTTTCTGTTAATTTTCTATCTTTATACGGTTTCATATTACCAAAATCCTGGATAAGTTTTACCACCCCACAAATAACCAAAACGGTTTAAACGACATGCCCAATAACCAGCCGTTAATCTATCTTTTTTCTTAGCACACTGATGTCTTGCAGCAAATGATTTACGTGCTTTAGGATTGGATACCTTAGCTGTTAATCCACCATGAACATCACCAAATGAAATTTTCTTAACTCTACCTGTTGATGGGTTTTTAACATAAACAACATATTTCTTACCACCACCAGTATTTCTTCTTGGTTTACCAAGTTCAACTTTCTTTCCGTTATATTCAGCTTCAGAAATAAATGATTCTTCCATCGGAGTATCCAAGTAAACAACTCTACCACTTGATAATTTAACCTGTGTTCCAAAATCAGATTCAACAAGTTCAACATCATCTTCACTTAATTCAACCATTCCCTCGTAATATAACTCACGAGCTTCTTGAATAACATTAAAGAATTCCTCAGAACCAAATCTAAAGATATTATCATTTAATGGAACTTCATTTGTTATATGATAATTAAGGTGTTCTGAGATAAGTGGTTTTTCCACCGATTCTGTAAGAACTTTTTTGATAAGTTTTTTGATATTCATTTTTTACTTCGTAATAAGAAATACAACCCAAAGAACAATGCTGAAATACAGTAAAAAATTCCTGTGGTAATCCAATAAGAATTTGTGTAATCCAAAATTGCTTTGAACATTATGTCGAACCCTATTGGATTGAAAAACATTGCGAGCATAAGGCAATAAGTGGCAACATTTTCCTTTAGAATTCGTTTCATTTTCGTCATTATCCATTAACGTGGGTTTAAAGTTTATGAACAGAGTTCGTTTTATTTATAAATATATTTGTGTGGAAGAATATTTTGTATATATTTGTATTAATAATTAAATAATCAAGTCCTATGAAAAACTTATTTCTTTCTCTTGTTTTAGTGATGATTAGTTTAGTTGCAAACTCACAATTACCAAGTCATCTCAATTTGCAAGAAATACAAAAGGAATTTATGATTCTTTATTACAAAAGATGTGATAGTTTGGGTCACAAAATAGTTGAAGATAAATCTTTAGTTTGCTTGACTGAATGCCAAGTAAATTACCTTTCAAAACTTGAAGACATTTCACACGAACAAGAGGTAGGTTCTAAGTTTTACTCTTTAGTTGATAGATATGCCTTTTTTTACCCTCAAATGTCAAAAACATCAGGTGTAAATTTAGAAATGAGTGAAGTAATTTCTTTGGCAGGTGTAGGTAAAACTTTAAATAAACAAACCAATAAAGGATTAGCAAAAAGGTTATTCAATAATTTTTTAAAATCAGATTCTCATAGAGAAATTATGGATGATAAAAAATTAATAAAAGTTAACTTCCAAGTTGGATTAAATAAATGTAATTCAATCTACATTGTTGGTGTTCTTTCTAATCAAACATTAAAATAAGTTACCATAATTAATGGTAACTTATTTGGTCTTTTTTCTTTTTTTCAAAGTGACGTTTTGCGTCACTTTGTGTTTTTCTAACACACATTGAAACTGCGTCGTCACATGATTGAGTTTTTATTGAACCGTGTTTATTACCTCTTCTTTTTTTACGTCTACCTGAACCTCCGCCAGTTAAACTAAATTTCCATTTGTATAGCATTGCCCAATATTTTTGACTTGGGTTTGTTATTTTTTCAGGAGGAGTACTATCTGGTAAAGTTACATCTCTATCACCTGGAGCGTCAACATCGTAAAATATTTGTATTTTTACTGTTGGTCTAACATATCTGTATTTTTCATATGCTTTAGCACCACCTTTATCCGCGGGTTCAGGAGTCCCAAATTCATTTCTTTTCTTTTCTAAAGTTGTTGCTTGTGGTGTATTGGGTGTGACAAAATTATTAAAATTGTAATCAACACCTTTAGGTAAAAAACTATATCCCTTAGGTGGATTTGGGCCAGATGTACCATCACCATTTTGACCTTTAGCATTTATAGTCGTATTACGTTTACCTGTACACCACCCACCTTTTAAATTTTCATAATTTTTCATTAAAAAGTTTTCAACAGTTGCTGCTCTTGCTTCTGATAATTTTTCAAAACTTAAATCTTTGGCCTCACCTTGATTTCTAAATCGGCTAGCACTTGATTCTAAAGAAATACTTTGTATACATATTCCCGCATTAGGGTAAGTTTGTCTAAGATTGTCTAACGCAGTCTTGTATGGTTCAACAAAAGTTTGATAAAATTCATTTTCGCCTGCCGGTTTTAATCTCCAACTATTATTATCAAAAAAATCTTGTTGTACAACTTCGGATGGAATTATAACCGTATCAAGTTCTGGTGGTGTCTCAGACTTATTTGGTAGTTTCTGTTTTGGTAATTTCTCAAGTTCAGAAAATGATTGTCTTGTTCCTAATCTACAGTATTTATATCTATCTCGACCTTCAGAATTTTTTACTTTTTTAATAATATCCGCAGCGAAATACATGTCGTCAGTTTTTATTTTTCCCCATAGGTCGATTTGGTCTTGACCCGTAAGAATATTTTTTACGTACCCATTTTGATTTTCTTGGTAAACTAATGATTGAGCTTCACGGTATAAATCCATAAACTTTTCATTATCTTCAGTATTTTCACCTTTAGATTTAAATAACTCATACTTTTCTGAATAACCACCTTCACCTTGAGTTAATTTACTTGATGACTGAGATATAAATCTTTTTCTATCAGGAGTTTGTTCGCTAATAACTTTCTGTATAATTGCAACTAAATCATTTTCAGTTAACCTAACTATTTTTTTCATAAAAAAACTTTTTATATAAATAGATGAAATTTTAAAAAAAAGTATACTTATTGCTAAATAAATGAAATAATGGCAGCTAAAACAACTAAATCATCTAACTCAACGAAGGTTTCATTCGGAGTTAAGAAATCAGGTAAATCAACAAAGAAATTTACCGCAAATAAAAGAAGTAAGAATTACAAAAAACCTTACAGAGGTCAAGGGAGATAAACATGAAAGAATACATTAAAAAACAAATCGGAAACATTAAACAGTTTTCATTTGCCGAGATGACTTCCAATAGTTCAGGAAAGACATCAGGAAGTGGAACTGCGGGTCTTTACATCGTGTTTATCGGAGGTTTAACATTCTTTATGGGTTGTATCGATAAAATGTTTTTAAACAAAGATATTGACGTTATAACACAATCAATAATCCTTGTTGGTATTGGAGCAACTCTTTTAGGTTATAGAAAATCAAAAGATAAAACAGAAGAACCTACGGTAGAAGAAGTACAAGAAACTACTGAAGAAAGTGAAACTATAAACTAGTTCCACCATCTTTCAATATTTTCACTCAATACTTTGAAAAGTAATTTCCTTGCCCTTTCGTGATTGTATCTTCCAATATTCAAGGCAATTCTTGATTTAACATCGTATGAAGTTAAATCCTCGTTGTCAATTTTAAAAATTTGATGTTTTTTGTTGGTAACAATTTTTTTGTAAACTAATGGGTATTTTTTGAAAAAATCATTTAAGTTTTCTTTTTTCAAACGGGTCTCCATATAATAACCACCTAAATCATCTTCGATATCATCACCTGTTGGAACAAAGAAAAAATCTTTATCTTCATAGTCCATATATTCCATAACATAAAATTCTTCCTGAACTTTTTCCATCAGTTTGACACATAACATCATTCTTTTAGCATCAAGGTCTGAATTAGTGTGAAATCCTTTTTCTTTAATGTACTTAGCTTGTTTTTCTAACTTAAACTTAAAAACCTCAAAAATATAATGGTCATCCCAATCCCTGTCTTTCCAAATGATAGGGAACCATTTAATTAAATTACCAACTGAGGTAAAAAAACCTCTTACCTTATAACCGATTTTAGACCAATAAAGTTCTTTTATTTTTTCAATCATAATTCAAGAATTGCCTTTTTACTAATTAAACTTTTCTTTAAGGAAACAATACTACATTCAAAGTCCAAAGAATATTGTGTTAATTCTTCAGAATTTTCATATTTTTTAACATAAAAATCAATCAGATTTTCGGCAGATTGAATTTGTCCAAAGTGGGTAATCGAACCAATTACCTTACGTATCCATTGAAAGTCCCTATCCATAGGACAAATATACATAATCTTTCTTAATTATACAACAACGCAGTTAGTTGTGGATTACTTTTTTCGTACATACGAATCATAATACCTGCTTCAGTATTAGCATAATTCTCTTGAGATTGGGTGTTAAACCCTTGTAACTTGATATTTCTTTGACGAGCAAACTCATGAACCCACTCGTGAGCAACAGTTCTTAAAATGTCAATTAACATTCTTCCACCCGCAAGTACTTTAATTCTACCAGTGATTTCACTACCTGTGGTCATTTTACCAAAACGTTCACCAAGAAGATGGATATCAACGTCTTTCTTAAGTGGAGAGTTTTTTTGACAAAATCTCAAAAAGTCCTGAATAACGTTTATTTCTTCAGAACCAAGCCCACTAGATTTATCATATAAATTTACTTTCATCTTAACAATAAATATCTTATATTTCTTTTGTATATATAATTATGAAAAAGAGTTTTTTTGAAAAAGTCCTAAACAAAACAAACAAAAAAGACATCGACCAATGGTTCGGTGAAAATTCTGAAATCAAAGTTACGGAATTTTCTCATTCAATTAGTCAGAAAAAAAACATTTTATCAGTAAAATTATACCCATCAAATTATGAATACGCTATCGAACTTTTTCCGGAAGGCTTGGAAATTCTTGTCTTACATACTATCAAAAGTCTTTCACTTCCTGAGGATTATATATTAACAACATCTATAGAACACTAAATTATGGCACATCCAATAATCCATGCAAAATCATCCGTGAAAAAATTCGGAGGAAAATGGGAAGATTATATCCATTTACATGAATGGTTAGATGAAACAAAAGGTTGGTACGGACATTCATCTCACAGAATGTTTCGTCATCACTCTGAAGGTATATTTGAAATGGAACAACGTTTTGGTGCTGAATTTAAAAACAGTGATGGGAAAACTGTATACACCCGTTATGTCGGTGAACAACATGTTATGGAGGATTGTAACGGATATATCCCATCAGCAAAAGAATGGGTGTTAGCATTAGAAAATAAACAAAGACCTTTATGGATGATTAAAACCATGAAGTTAGAAATTGATGATTGATATTTATTATTATGAAAGAATTATTAAATAACCCTGAAACTATAAAAAATTTTAAACTTTTACATTATATCCTATTAAGTAATGGTCTTACTCGTGTCAGTAATGACTTTTATGTTGATTACGACGGGAATGTTGATTATCACTTCTCACCTTGGACTAATAAAGGTGGAGCTTATGATATTATACCTAATAAATTATTTGATTTTTTAGATAATTTTTTTGA